TTGGAACTGTGGGACGCGATGGTTGAAGTAGATACTAAACTCCGCTCAGATGCCAACCTCGCCGGGAATTGTACCGACTCAACGGTCGGCCCCGCCACGGTCGCGACTCTGGATATGGGCGGCGGCTTATATCGGACGGCGACCATTCCATTCGACATCCAGATTTACGAAGAAATAACCATCACACCGTAGGAGCGACCAATGGCAAAGAAAAGCGGACTCGGTCAACAGATATTCGTCCACGGTTACGACCTCAGCGGGGATGTGTCCGCGATAGACAACGCCAGCTCACCGCGGGAGTTGTTGGATTTAACGGCCCTCAACGCCTCGGCCCATGAACGGATCATGGGATTATCCGACGGGAATCTGGCCGTGTCCTCCTGGTTCAACGATGCGACCGAGCAAGAACACGCCGCCTATTCAGGTCTCGTTACCACCGACAGAATATTAACCTGGGCATTTGGAGCCACCCGCGGGGATGTGGCCGCTTGTCTCGTATCTAAACAAATGAACTATAACGGCAGCCGAGGCTCGGACGGGTCGCTCTCGTTCTCGATTGATTCCCAGGCCACCGGTGTCTCTCTTGATTGGTGTGAGACTTTAACCACCGGGAAAGAAACCCATTCCAGCGCCGGTAGCTCTACCAGCCGGGACGACAGCGCGGCCACCAGCGCCGGCATGGTGGCATATCTGGAGATAACCGACTGCGACTCAGGGACGCCGACCGTGACCATCCAGCAATCCAGCGACAACGGCTCTGGTGACGCATGGGCGACCGTCTTGTCCTTCGCGGCTGTAGGATATGCCTCGGCGCCCACGGCGGAGCGTGTGACCGTCTCAGGGGCAGTGGAGCGGTATCTGAGAATCACCACGACCGGGACATTCTCTAATTTGGATTTCTGCGTTTCGACGCGCCGAGGAACGAGCCAGGATGATGTCGCCTTCTGACCCTCGCCCTAATGGTGAACCGCCCCGGCGGAGACTACTGGAGCGGATACGTCCACAGATATTCCTGGCGCTGCTAATCCTTGGAGGGACAGCCGGGGCAGGGATATGGCTGAGTAATGAAGTCGCCACCGGGACATCGGTGGGAGGAATCATCGCCCTGTCCATGAAGATTCTGGAGTCGGACTGATGATGTTTTTATGCCGGCTGAATTTCCACAGATGGAAGCCGGCGGCGTGGTCTGATCGTATCTGCCGAAGATGCGCCCAGCATGAGCGGCTCATATATGCGGCGGGGATTGGCGCCACCTGGGAGCGGATAGAATGAAGCCTCTACAATTAGGTCTGAGCATTATCCCGGTGGTGGTCATTGTCATCGGCTTAATTGGCTGGGTCGTAACGCTCCGAGGAAATATAGACGCCGCTCTGGACAGCATCCATGCGCTAAAGGCGGAATATGGCCCCGCCATCGAGTCGATCCGGGACCGGGAACTAGACACCGAGATGGCCGATAAGGTGTCCGACGTGGTAACCCGCCAGGCGGTCGTCGAGAATGAAATGCGGCAGATCATGTCAGACCATGAAGGCTTCGCGGATGTCCTCCGGCAGCTCGGCGAGGCTGGTCTGATAACGGAGCGCCGGGCTTATGGAGATTACGGGAAATGATGCAATGGCGCATCAACCGACCCGCTGGCCCGGACTATTGGAAGCTGGCGAGTTGCGCCGAGGTAAACTGTCGGAATTACACCAACGGCTGGCGGACGATTCTGCCGTCAACCGATCTGAGCAATATAGAGTGGATTCGAAAGTCCAGCATGGACTTTACCGAGGAACTGCAAGATGGCCTGAGTGTTTTCCATTTCGCGCCGGGGCAGATGTGCTTTGATGGGGAATTGGGCCGGCACAGAATCCCGCACGACCGCGACCCGGTAATGAGTCTAAACAAAAGGATAATGGAACCACTAGAATACATGGACACCTGGAACAACACAGAATACAGGAGGGGCATCAATGGCTAAAGAATCAGGGCTAGGAATGACTGTGGCAATCGACGACTCCGGCGGAAGCGCCCGGACAATATCTAACGACATCACAAATCTCGATTTCGCCACACCGCGAGAAGAACAGGACATCACAGGTCTGGACAAGTCCGCCAGGGAGCGGCTGCTACTCCTGGCGGATTTCACGGTATCTATCTCAGGAGTGTTCGACGATGCGAGTAATATGGCGCATGCAGTATTCGCGACCGTCCCATCGTCCAGCGTGGCCCGGACGACTACACTCACGATCTCCGGACAGGTATTGGCAGGGGAGCTATTTTATACCGACTACGCCCTGAGCCGAGGCTCGGACGGGTCGCTAACCTTCTCGGCGCCCGGCGCCTTGGCCGGCGGCGCAGTTCCGACGTGGGCATAGAGTGATAGCCACCAACGGGACGAAACCGAAAAAGGGTTTTCGCATCCCGGACCAGACCGCTCACATTACATTTAGCGGGACGGACTACGACGGCGCCGAGGTGTGGGTGAGGTTGAACGTCAGTTTTGCCCACTATATCGCCCTCCGGGAAGCAGCCGAGGGCGACGATCAGGTCAAGATGGCCGAGCTATTCGGCGGCGAGGTCTTGATGGAGTGGAACCTGGAAGGCGCCGGCGGGGAGTCTATCCCGGCGACCGGCGCGGGGATGCTCCAGATTCCTTTGTCGCTGGCGATGTTGATCGTCGAGCATTGGATCGAGGCGGTCGCGGCGGTCCCGGCCCCTTTACCCGAGACATCCGGCGATTTAAGCACGTTGGCGGCGGCGTCGACCGTGACGGTCGAAGGATAACAAAGCCCTGGGAGCTGGAAGAGGCCCAGCTTATCGACGGCCTCTGCCAGCGGTATAGCTGTCTCCCGTCGGCGCTGATGGCCGAGGACGTGACCCTGCTCCGCATGATTGCAATAGTACAGGAAGGACAACCCGAAGAAGAGAACAATGGCTAACGACGTAGAGATCAAAATCACCGCCGACCCTAAAAATGCCGAGGAAGGATTTAAAAAAACACAGACCTCCTTCGGCAAGATGGCGGACGGCATCAAGAAACACAGGAAGGCCATCGGCGTCGGGCTGACTGCATTGGGCGCCGGTATAACTGCGCTCGGCGCGTCCGCGGTCAAGTCGGCCCAGGCTGAGGCCATCGGGATCGCCCAATTGGATGTGGCCCTCAAGAATGTCGGCACATCCTACGACTCACAGGCCGCCGCAATCGAGCGGGTCATCGCCGCCCAGCAGAACAAAACCAACTTCGGGGATGAGGCCCAGCGGGAAGCGCTGATGGGTCTGATTAGCGTCTCCGGGGATTACGAGGCAGCAATGGCGGCATTGCCGGCGGTCCTCGATCTGGCGGCTGGAAAGGGCATGGACCTGGGCGCGGCGTCGACACTGGTGGCGCGGGCTATTGGTGGGGAGACCTCCGCGCTCACACGCTACGGGATCGAGGTGGAGAAGGGCGCCACAGCCACCGAGGTTATAACGGCCATTATGGAGAAATTCGGCGGTCAAGCTGAGGCGGCGGCGGACCCGATGGTTCAACTAAAGAACCGGGTGGGCGACCTCCAGCAAGAATTTGGCAAAGCATTGCTCCCGGCGTTGACCGTCCTGGCGACACTCTTGGAGCAGGTAACAACCAAGCTGATCGCGTTCTCTGCCGAGCATCCACAATTGAGCAAGGTGCTATTTATCGTGGTTGGAGTTCTGGGAGCTATGGCGCTGGTTCTGGGGCCGCTCCTGTTATTGCTGCCGACCATCGCGGCGTCCATCGGAATCCTGAGCGGCGCCTTCGGGATGCTCAGTCTGTCAATGCTCCCCATTGCCGCCATCGTATTGGGTATCACCGCGGTCATTATTGCGGCCATACTAATTTATAAGAACTGGGACAAGATCATCGCCGTATTAAAAGACACATTCGTCGCATCCTTTAATAAGATTAAAGAAGTTTTTGGCGTGGTATCCAATGCGATCCAGACGGTTTTCGCGTCTAAGTGGGCGTGGATCATGCCCGGCGGCGCCTTCATCAAGGCCATATTATTCCTCAAGAATAACTGGCGGGAGATATGGGACGGGATCAAGACCACATTTCGGTCGGTCTCGGATGCGCTCATCGGGATATTTGAAAACCTCAAGGGCCGGATTGTTAGCATATGGGACGGCATGGTCGCCGGGATCAAGGGCGGGTTGAATGTGGCGATTGGGGCGATCAACCGCTTCATCCGCGCCGTCAATGCGATGCGGATAAATGTCCCGCGGGTTAGTCTGCCATTCGGCGGATCGGTGGGAGGCTATTCCATCGGGATGCCTCGGCTCCCGGAGATTCCAACACTCGCCAAAGGCGGCATCGTTACCAAGCCCACCTTGGCGATGATTGGAGAGTCCGGCCCGGAGGCGGTCGTCCCGCTGGGGCGTGGCGGCGCCGGCGCAGGTATGACCATCAATCTGGTCATCAATGGCGACATCAATGGGATGGACGACTTCGAGCAGAAAGTCACATCAGTAATCCGGGACGCCGTCCTCGGCGGCGGCTTCCAGGGCGTACTGGCAAGAGCATAGGAGAATAATGGCTAACGAATTTCAACACAAAGACCCCGGCGCCACACTGACACAGGCGGAGTACATCACGACCGACGGCACGGGTCACATCTTTGACTCCCAGGCTCAAGGTGATATTGTCTACGCTTCGAGTTCGACGGTCCTCAGCCGGCTTGGTAAAAGTGGGACAACGACCCACGCTCTCTTGAATTCTGGCACGAATAACAACCCGGCGTGGGCGCTAATCCCGCTGGCGTCCGCGGTCACTGGAACATTGCCCGTCGCTAACGGTGGCACAGGGATTACCAGTCTCGCCACCGGTGTGGCTACATTCCTGGGGACTTCATCCAGCGCCAACCTCCGGGCGGCCTTAACCGATGAGACCGGGACCGGCGGGGCAGTTTTTGCGACTAGCCCAACGCTGGTAACTCCGGCGCTTGGGACGCCAGCCTCGGGAGTCCTTACAAATGCCACAGGACTGCCTATCGCCGGAATAGCCAATGGAACAGATGGCGAATTGATAACCTGGAACGCATCCGGTGTGGCGGCGGCGGTAGCCGTTGGTAGTGCCGATGAAGTCCTGACCAGTAACGGATCGGGGGCCGCTCCGACCTTC